GACAATATTTAAACTTGTAATACCTCCAATGAAGTTTACCGTTTCCTTTTTCTTTTTTTACTTCCATATATTTATACGATTATAGTGCAATTTTTTGAAATAAGAATTGTTTCTAAATTAGTGCCTGTTGCGCTAGTAAAAGTAAATTCTTGAAAGTCTGATTTATTTATCGTTAATGAACCGTCACTATTTGAATTTAATGTGTTCTTGTATTTGTTTCCGAATTTGTCAGTTAATAAGTATGCGTAATCAGTATTAGGTACAAGTGCTATTGGGAATGTAAATGAATCTTCACACTCGACAAACTTGATAAACAATACATTTTCGCAACTCATTTAACTGAATTTTTGAAGGTTATCAATAAATGTTTGTGGTTCTACTGCCGTTGCTTCTGTGACTGTTTCTGAATACTCTTTAATTTCCATCCAAGTTGAACGATACCACTCTTTAATTGCGTTCGCTTCTGAGTAGTATTCATTTGTAGGTTCTTGCGCCCATGAGTTAAGCTCTGCAAAACTTGTGTAGTTGTGTTGTGCTAAAATCGAATTGAAAAGTTCATCATGCAAATGACTAATTTCTGAAATATGCCTTTCTTTATTCCATGCGCTTAGTAATGCATTAGCATCTGCAATACTTATTTGACTTTCTGAGTCTCCATCAATTAATCTTACCATTATATTTTGATTAGGGTTATATAAATTTGATCATGAGTAACAACGGCACCTATATTACTAGGGTTAAAAGTTACATACAAATAATGCTGTGTAGTAAAGTCTTTTGTGGCTAATGTTGAGAAATTGGCTAAGCTATTCCCATCATCAGGTATATTAGAACCTATACTAATACCATATATAGACCCACTTGCACCACCTTTGAAAATAAAATTTCTTGATAAAGGGCATTGATTTGCACCTCCAACACCATTAGTTGCGATATTAGTTTGTAGCCCTATTGAGTTAGCTCCTGTAAGACCGTCTATTGGCGAAGCATAAGAACCCACCCTTAAACGTTGCGTAATTCCTAAACCAGCAAATGTTGATACCTGCGCTTGTGAGTAAACTTTAAGCATATAGTTCAATCCATCAGTAGGCAGCGGAATAGCATAAATTGAAGTTTCTAAAGTTTTGCCCGTAACAATGGTTTGGGTTATTGACTTGAAAAGAACTGTTGCAACACTAGAAGTACTTGCCTTGCTACCTAGCAATGTATCAACTTCACTAGATGTATAAGCCCCAACTTGTGACGCTGTTACACTATGCGGATTAGATATGTTTATTAAGTGATCTAATAAGTTAGTCCCGTTAGCTATAACCCAATCGTAAGCAGTTTCAACCCAATCGCCTTGTTGGTTTAAAACGAGATTAGGATCTCCATTAGAAGAAATACCAAAAAATCTTTTAATCCATTTACCTAATTCAATAGACTTATTAGGTCTTTCAGTAGGTGAAGTAGTATTAGTACCTGCGGATTTAGTAGCATTTAAAGGTATAAATAATTTTTCGTTCATTTTTTGTTTTAAATTTGATTAAAAAAAGGGGGTTTCCCCCCTTCCTTTATTATAAATTACAATACAACAGTTACACCAAAGAAGTTAGATACAAATGTCTGCAATGCAGTCTTAGTTGTAGTATCTCCATTAGGTACTAATATGATTGTTTTTTGAGGTGAGTTAGAAGTTCCAGCAAAAGAAACTTGATTTGCATCATAGTGCTCAAAAATAAGTGCTGAGTACTTCTCATTAGCTACAATTGGACTAGGATAATCAACTCTAATTGCTTCAAAACCTCTGTATTGAGAATATTTACGTTGTCCCGCAGTATTCTTATAGAAAATATTCCATTGGCGATAAGTACCTTGTCCCTCATAAGCTTTAGAACCTACTTTAACAAGTGTAAGTGTGGAAGCAAAAGCTTCACCAGCACCAACATCAATACGTACTTTTACAAAAGGAGTTCTATCCTCATAAGCAGTAGTTTCATCAAGAGCTACAATTACTATTTGGTCAGCATTAGCAGCACCACCAGCAGTTGACAAATCAACCACCTCAATAGTAGCTGTATTCAACAATGCACCAGCAGTTACAGCAGCAGCCAAAGTATCAAACAAATCTTGTGTAATTACATAATTACGAGTAAATCCTGATACAGTAACTACAGGAATAACTGTACCTACAGCATCTGTAATTGCTACTCCAGATCCACCTGCTGAATTAACAGCAAAAGCTAATACTGGTAAATTTCCACCATAACTTGGAAGATTAAATCCAAATGCACGTGAATTTTTATTAATTTGATATACTACATTTTGTACCAAAGAGTCCAAAGGACTAACTGTACCTAAAGTTGTATAATCAGGAGTATTATACTCTACAGTCATTACAGGAATATTATGTAAAGAAGACTCATATTCATCTTGTCTACGTCCTCTAAAACCTAGAGTAAGTGTATATTTTTCTTTATCTAATGGTACAATTACACCTGCACCAGAATCAGCTCCTACAACAGTAAGAGAACTAGTTGGTCCAGAATAAGGTTGTGCATAGATATTATGTACTTTTGCAGTATCAATTACAGCAGAAGCTTCGTAAGGTTTTGTTACGAATGGATAAGTACTAGAACTTGGTACATTTGCAGATGTAGGAGTTCCTTGTACAAATTTAATAAAAGGAGTATTTGCTTTTGTAGCACCTACAGGTAGTGTAACTGATGTAGCAGGGTTTATAACACCTATTTGTCCATCAGCAACTGAAATGTTACCATTTGCATCTGTTAGAGCTGTACTTACTGTTTTAAGAGCAGCATTACCTTTTGTTACTAAAATACTTTCAACAGCTCGTTTTGAGCCACGTGGATTAATTACCATTGTTTAATTGTTTTGTTTGTTTTAATTATTCGTTAATTTGCAGTTTCTGAGACTTCAACTGCATGAAGTTTGGATTATCTATAATTCTTGAAATTTCATTCACAGCTATATCTATTATTTCTCTGTGGGTTTCTTTTGGTAAATCACATTCAGTTTTTGTTGCTATTGACCCATCTAAATATGTATATCCACCAAGTGAAACTTTATTAGGTGTTTTAAGATACTCTGGATAAACTTCAGTTATTGTGAAAGTACCATCAGTGTAAAGATAAATACTTCCTTGGTCATCTAATGTAGTGCTACTTCTACCAAATACATATGGTACACGTTGCCATTCAAAAGATGGTTTCCTAAAAGGGTCATTCAGTAGTACTGTATTTAAATCATCATGTTCTGACTCTTCAGGTGATACTACTTTATAACCACAGTTTGTTTTATTAAGTTTAGTTGTTAATCTAACTAAAAATAGATATTCATAATTTAATGAAGATAGCTTTACCTCATATGTGTTATTACCAACATTAACTGGTACAACAGCAGGTTGTTGAGAAGGTGATTTAACTACTAATGTTTTTAAATCATCTATTCTTTTTTGATTACCTTCAAATCCTAATTTCTTAGGATTATTTCTATCATATCTCTGTTTAACAAATAGATTAATTGCCTCATTAAGAATCCAATCTATTTCAGCAGGTAAAATATTATCAGTATCTAAACTGTCAACTTTATCTAACTTATATTTTAAATCATAATGTAATTCCTCTATTGTCATATTCTAATTAAATATATTGTAATTTTTTAGCTTTTAAAATTTGTTCCATTTCCTCTAACAAATCTTGTTTCTCTGGATTTAGAATGAAATCAATTGCTTTATTTTTATTTTGTCCTATTACTAGGTCTTTAGATACAAAAGTATAAGTTCCTTGTTTCTCTGTTACAACTCTATTATTAATTAATTCTTGTAACAATACACTTGCTTCAAATGTTTCTCTTCCTTTAGGTGTTTGAATTTCTTCATACATTTTAAGAAACTTATCAATAAAGTTAATACCATCTACACCTTTAGTATTATCTTCAAGTGCTGTTGATAATGTATTGTATGCTTGAATATCTGTTAAATTACCTTTACCTACTTGTGGAACTAATACTTTAACAAACTTACGTTGCATTTCAGGAGTAGCTAAATCTCCAAATGTAAGTGTTCCTTTAGCTTTATCTTTTTGATATTTTTTCTTATATTTCAATTCATCTGATTCATTTTCCAACGAGATGTAATGAATTGCAAATGGGAACTTGTTTTCATCTAACTCTTTCTTACTATTGGCAAAATACTTTGACTCTAACATTGCATGATAAGCTAAGTCATCATTCATATTGTTTAAATCAAATATAGTTGTACCATCATTGAGTTTATATTTGAAAGTTTGATAAAAGGTAGGGTTATCCAAAGCTCCTCTTTTACCTCTATCCACAGCTTCATCTGTAAGATAATTTAATGGTAAATTGTATTCAATTTCTTTTAAATGTTGTAATAGGATTTTATCTTTACCTACTACAAAACCAAAATCTTTATTTGGTAAATCTTTTGGATCTGTTTCTTTATATGGATTATCCACATATTTATTCAATCCTGTTTTCAATTTTCCTGTCTTTTCACTTTGTAATACTGAAAAAACATTATAAATGTTTCTTGAAATTTTCATTTGATTTAGCTTCTGGTTTTTACCATTAACTATTTCTGAAACTTTTGTTGCTGTTGGTTTAATTACCGTTTGTACATAAACTTTTCCTTTTTGACTCATATATTATTGTTTTTTAATAATAAGTTTATAGAGATTATTAGCTCTTTTAGTAGCTACACCCCCAACCAAGGAGATGTAGCTTTAATTTTAACTCTTTGTGGAGAGTTTATTTTAGATTTGCTTATACTTCTGTATCAAGGATAAGCTCACCACATCGACTAACATCTTTAACCCAGATTCCAGCAGTTCCACTTGAGAAGAACTCGCAACCTGCAATTTTGTTAGTAACAGCTCCACCTTTTTTAGGCTTACCTTTAATATCAATAGTACCTTCAATATAACCCCAGTTACGAGTGTCTTTTTGAGTAAGCATTGTGATATTATCATTACCCATATCATCTTGTCCAAAATCCAAGAATGTCATTCTCCAAGAATCAATTGGTTTGTTAGTGTATACAGGGTGCATACGCTTACAGAAATGTGTATCATCATAAAGAGGATTTATAATCAAATCTACTTCGATACCATTTAAACCTTGATAGTGGGTAAATTGTGCACCATAAGAAAGGTGACGTGTAAGTGAACTATCTCCACCAATCTTAGTGATGTAGTTAGTATCTACTGTCAAGAATGAACTTGCAGAAGCAGCTAACAAGTTGTGGAATGCAATAGCACCCATAGAACCTGTCATAGCAGTAACTTTACGTTTACCTTGAGACACACGACCAAAGAAGATACCATCAAGATAATCTTGAAGCATAGACTCTGTTAATGCACCATTGTAGTAATGAGTATGTCCATCACGCAATTGTTGACGCAAACCTGGTCCAGTTTTTTTCATGTAACCTTGAGGTCCAGCAGAAGTAGTCTTCTCACCTTTCCACATTTGGTACTCCATGTCTTTATACAACTGGTCTTCCAATTTAGCTTGAGCAGCCATCATCCATTTGTCTTTGTAAACAATTTTACCAGTTTCATCACGGAATGGTACAGGCATACCAATCATTCTATTGTCTTCACGCAAGGCTTTATCTGTTACAGTAAATTCATTCGCAAAGGCACCAATTTGACACTCTAGTTCAAATGTTGAACCAAACTGCATTGTACCATAGTCTTGATTAAATTCTGTAGCAACAGATGTCCACACTTTAGTAAATTCACGTCCAACTTCCAAAAGGTAAGGTGGTAAGAATTTAGTATAAGAATCTGTTTGTAATTTCACAGTGTAAATATAACCAGTACCATCTTGGATAGGTCCTTCAAGAACTTCCAATTTGTAGTCATCATGTTCACCTTCAATTACATCTGGATAAGTATACCAGCCTTCATCTAATTTAATACGAAAGGTTTGTTGGTTAATACCAGGTGTTGCACCAGAAGCATCATTTGAATCTAGTACTTCTACTATACGCAATGCTTTTTCCAATGAACCTGTAAGTTTCCAACGATAGATTTCATTATCTATCTCAACTTGTTTACCTTTTGCCAAAGTCCTTCTGGCGTACCTTTACTTTCATAAAGGGTTAGACTATATAATGAACCTTCTCCTATGAGTTAGGTCCCAGATAGTTTAGTCGTTGAAGTTCTTTCCTAATAAAATGTTATACTTTAAATATTTTTCGTATTTACGTTCTAAATATATAGTTGAATTATCATAAATATATTTTGATAATTTTAAACTTTCAATAATACTTTTTGTTTCTAATCTATAGATCTCAACACTAGCACTATTTACTTTTCTATATTTAAAAATACTTAAAGGTAAATATTCAGAGAAACTTTTTAAATACTCTATTTTAGCAATTATACTTGTATTAAAGCTTGTTTTACCTACTCCGTATATAGAACCATCCCCATCAAAAAAACCTCTGATATAATGTCTTATATACGCCTTAGATATATCTTTTAAAGGATATTTTTCATCTTTAAGTTTTAATTTTTTTAAATCCTTTGCTAATTTAAGAGAACTTATATTAATGAAGTATGTATTTCTATCACCTCTATAAGTTATCCTACTAACAGGATAATTTAAAAAAACACAAAATTTAATAATATGTCCCAAATCTTTTTCTGCTAATTCTAGTCTTAAACTATTTTGCTGTGAAAGATAACCATCAGCTTCTAAAAATCCTATCCAGTATGCTTTTTCCTCAGTATCAATGCTATTGAAAATACCTTCGTTAAAAACTGGTTTTAAATCTCTGCAAGATGGTTGTATATATGCTCCTGATTCTTTTAATAATTCAGTTAATACATTTCTTGGTATGTTTACTAATCTTGAAACTTTTCTTAAAGACTTTAATTCTTTGTATAAATCTCTAGCTGTATTTATTGTTTCTTCTGTATATTTCATTTTATCTTAGAAATTTACTTGCTGATTGTCAATTCATTCGGACTTAGGGTTTCCCCTTATCTAATTTCTATTATTTTTTCTGCTTTCGCACCATTACATTTACCTTTTCAGGTTCTGCGTTGGAAATAGAACTTTACGAGTTTCCAGCAATCTAATCTGTTATTACTCCTACATTACTGTATGAGGGCACAACTTTAGTTTATGCCTAATAGAGGTTTACCTCCAAATTGGTCTGTAGATGAGAATAATTGTCCCATCACTTGATCAAAAATATGGGGCTTTCCTGTATCATATGCAGCAGCCAACATATCTGAATCAAAGAACTTGCCACCAAAACCTTCATATTTTTTAGTCTGGATGACAGAGTTGTTAATAAAATTCATAATTGTTTGTTTTTTTGTTTTAATTAATAATTACAGCGCAACGCGATCCCAATCATTATTTTTAGATTTAGTTGTTACACTAGAATCTTTAAATCTTGATGTTCCTGTGCTGAGCTTGTCAATAGCATCTTTTAGCTTTTTAGTAGCTTTAGTTTCTTCTATCTCTGAAATATGGGATAAGTCTAATTTGTATTCACCTGTTTTAGAATCTTTTACAATTCTATTTAAAATGTCTGATACAGCTAATGTTAAATTTGGATCTTGTAATACAATATTTTTTAGTCTATAATCAAACTCTGACATTTTAGTTCCATCAGCAAGTTTTACTTCACGATAGATATTTCTCAATGCTCCTTCTTTTGCAGCTTCAGGAATTTTATAACCTGCAAATTCTTTTTCACGTTGAAGAGTTCCCACCAATTCATTAAATCTGTGTTCTTTTAACTCTTCTTCTTTTTGTTTAGCTAGTTTAGATTCTTGAAAAATTCTTTCTTTTTCTTTAACATCTAAAGCTTTTAGAGTTTCTAGTTCTTCCTTGGCTTCAGTATCTAATTCTAAATCATCTTCAGCTCTAGCAATTAGTTTTTCTACTTTAGCATCAGAGAAACCTCTTTTTTTATAAGCTGTCCTAAGAATGGTTTTACAATCTTCAGTGTTATCTAAATCTAATTTGTCATAACTAGTGGTATCATTTACCTTTACAAATGAAGATAAGTCTTTACCACCTGTTTCTACAATATATTTAAACAAATCTCTTGCGTTTCCAATACCAGGAATTTCTGTATTAGGTATTCCTTGATATATACTATTAAGTGCTGCTTGATTGCGTAAAATTTCTGAATCTTGTACAGCTTTTTCTAAGGATTCAATTTCATAGTCATCAGGAAGAAATAATGCACCAATTTCTTTTAAAGATTTAACTCTATCTAAGAGTTCTTTGTCATCATCTGATAAAGTATCATACTCATTTCCTTCATTTTCAATATCTGAATCAGTATCTTCTTCAGTATCTTCTGTAGTAAAATCTATTTCATCTTCTTCTACTACTTGTTCTGTTTGTTTTTTTTGTTTAGAGACCTCATCTTCCAATAATGGTACGTTTTGATTATCATCAAAAAGGTCTAATGTGATTGTGTTTTGTTCCATATAGGTGTAAAGTTAATAATTTTTTATTTATTATTCAAACTAGTTTTTAAAGATTTTTCATGTAACTATAGCCAAAGTATTATAAATCTTTATATTTTTTCTTAAAATCTTTGTAAGATACACTTCCACCATAACCATATTTGATAGGTTTATCACTTTCTCTTGTTATGTTACCTCCATTTTGTTTTTTATCTATTTGAGAAGCAGCTCCTAGACCTATTACTCCAGGAACTAATGTTTTATATATATTAGGATTAGTCATATCAAACATTCCATTATTACCTATTGCTGATTTAAGTTGTTTATTTGTAGGAAACACTACTTCTCTTGCATCATACCAAGGTCTTATATTTTGAACACCTGTAAGCTGATCACTTATTGCTGCATCATATTCTCTTAAACTTTCATAGGGAGATAGTTCTCCTTGCCAGTTCCTATCCCTGTGAAAATTAAATAGATCTCTACCTTTATTTTCATTTATTAGTTGAGAACTGCTTATGGGATTATTTGCTTGTCCGTATAATTCATAAACTGTAGGCTCTATATCTCCTTTATGAAATTTAGCAGAAGATACCGCATAACTATTAGCAGTTGTTTTAGAGGGGCTTGTATAAATTCCTTTCCCAGAATATCCAGAATCTCCCAATTGAAATTTAGATTCATCAAAAGTATCAAACTTTTTAGCAGAACCATGGTATTGAATAGTTGGTGAACCATCAGGATTTATTAATTTAGAATTACCAAAAGCATTTTTAAAGTTTTGACTTTGTTGTTGTACAAACTGTTCAGGAGTTCCTTGAAATACAGAACCATCAGGATTTTTCATCCATGTACCATTAGCTTTAGCTTGTTGTTCTATTGCATTATATTCCTGCATTAATTGAGTATTTTCAGGAATTTCTTTATTCCATTTACCCCAATTTATTTCTGAGTTAAATCCTTTTTTAGGAATTTCTATTGGTTTATATCCTTTTAACCAATCTTTTTCATACAATTTTAAATTTGTATTATTTATTTTAATTGGTTCTTTAGGTATAGCTATATTATTATCAAATGAAAAAGATCCTGGAGGATTATGGTGCATTTCTATGTCAGATACTTCTGCTACATATTTACCCTTATAAGGGTTATTTTTATAATAATCTTTATCAAAAATAACACCTTTAGAAAAGTAAGGGTCTTTATACATTAAAGATCCTTTTTTATTTAAATTATTAGGGTTACTTCTTAATACTCCACTATTTACTAAATCATCTAGCCCTTCTTCATTTCCAATTATTCTATAATAAGCTTCAGAGTTAGGTTTGAAAGCAGAAGGGTTTAATTTATAAGCATTAGGTAAATACTTATTACCTAAATTGTTAATTACTTCTCCTGTACCAGCTAAAGGATTTACAAGATTATTAACAAAAGGTTTCAATCCTTGTGTTCCAATACCTGCTACAGCACCTGTAAATAAAGGACTTGCTACACTTAACCCTGCTTTTAAATAATTACCTTCTTTAATATCTTGTGGTACAGAACCTAAACCTGAAGTCATATCACCTATCATTTTTGCAGGGTTAATATAGTCTAAACCTTGCATATAACCTGATAATGTAGGATAATCTTTAGGGTTTCCATATTTAGAATTCATTGCTAATGAAAACTTATCTCCTGTTGATTGTGTTTGAGTTTGTAAATTTTTTAATGATAATGGTTGTTTTTGAGCATCTATTGATTGTTTAAGTTTGTTTTGTCTGTTGTTATATTCTTCTTCTAAATGTTGTTGATTATATTTTTTAGTATATTCAGCAGCTTTTTTTAGCTCCTCAGTAGATAGTTTTTTATTACCTGTTGTTATTGAAGAATTATTTTGTGTTTGAGTTATAGGTTGAATATTATCAATACCTTTACTCCATTCAAATTGTTGTCTCCCTCCATTAGAATATTTCTTTAATGAACCTCCATTTCCCATAGTCTTTAAAAACTTACCTGTTTTACTATCAAAGTAGTCCATCTTTCCTTGACCTGCTTCTTGTTGTTGTCTAGGTCTTGTGAAATAAGTACCCTTTTTTAGTCCAATAGGGTCGAATTCTAAGTGTTGTTCTTTGTGTGGTAAGTATTGTTGTTCTTGATTTAATGTGGTTATATTTTCTTTTGGTCTATCTAATATTATTGGTTGAACTGGTTTTTTAAATAGTGATGCATACGCAGTATATCCTGATGGAAATGTTCTATTTTGTCTAGCTTCTACTGCTGGAAACTCATTATTTAACCTATTTAATCTTGAGAGAGCTTGGTTTGTAGGGTTATTTGTATTTAATAATGTTCCTGTGTAGTATCTGTTGACTTCATTTGCATAAGTATTTTCATTTGTACTTGGATTTATTAATAAATTTCTCATACGTTCCCCATCATTGTGTATAAACATACTATCTCGATAAGCTTGTTCTTGTCTTGGTGTACCTATAATAGCAGACCTACCTCCATTAGGGTATTTCTTTATTGAACCTCCATTTTTAAGAGTAATCGTAGTCTCATCTACATAAGGGGTAGATAATCCATAATGTCTAGCTTTGTCACTTCCATTTTTAAAATTAAAAATTTCTTCTGTAGGAAATTTATTATAAAAAGAATTTCTATCTGTTACACCATACCTATTTAGAAATTTATTTTCTTGATTATTTAAAACTCTGGCATCTCTATCTAACCCATCTATAATATCATTGTTATAATAGTCTCCATTAATATTTATTATATCATCTTTGATACTACCACCTTTACCATATTTCTTCACTTTAGATTTAATCTTCATTACTCAAATGTTAAAACTTTTTTAAAAAATGGTTTTAATTCTTTTACTTTACCTGAATCTATTGTAAATGTTGTTGTATCTTTAGGGGAATAATAAACATATGTTCCATCAGGAAGACATAAGTGATAAGAACAATCTTCTCCATAGTTATCTTTACATTCTAAGACATAAGTTTTATCTTTACATTTAAGATAGCCTGGTTGACAAATAAGAGTAATAGGTAATGATTCTAATGTAATAGAAATACTTATAAGTAATATTGTTAAGTACGTTTTCATTTTAAAAATCTCAATTTGTATACAGCTTTTACCATAGTTGCTATAAGTTCATCAATAATATTTTGTAATGGAGAATTTTCTTTATTAAAAACTACATACCTATATTGTTCAATACCTTGGAGATATTTTAAAACTACAGGTAGTGCTTCTTCTAAATCATAAATTTCAATATCTCCTGAAGTATATTCAGATATAATCTTACCATAGTATCCTTGATAAAATTCTACTATTTCATCTATATGGTCAGGTAATGCTTCATATAGTTCATTTAGAGCCATATGTTTTGCATATGACCCTTCTCTTTCTGCTTGTAAATGGAGCATATGAGTAATATTTCTAAAACTCATTAACTCACTTACAAAATCTTCTACTTTTGTTATTTTTCTCATTTCTTTTTAGCTGCTGGTTTTGGTTTAGGTTTCATTTTTGCTACTTGAATTTTAGTTGCATTATCTTTATCTGTCATTTGTAAATCTTTATCTTTCATTTCTTTTTCATGTTGCATTCTAAGAGTGTCATTTATTTGATTAGCATTAATTTTATCTCTTTCAAGTCTTTCTTTAGATAAAATCTCTCTTTCTTTAATTTGTGCTGCTAAAAAGTCAGGTTCTCCATCAGAGTTAGCATCTAATTCTTTTTGGAATTTATATACTTCCATTGCAGCTAATTCTTTCTCATGTTCATACTTTCTTTCTTGCATATCCCATTCATGAGTTTGTACATCTTCTCTTGCTTCTATTTCCATCTTCATGGCTCTTTCTTGTGCTTCAGATTTATATTTCTCTTGTTGAGCAGCTAATTCATCACGTTGTTGTTCAAGAGCTTTCATTTCTCTTTCCCATGCTTCAGCAGATGTAGCTCTATATAAGTTCATAACATCAGTGGCTTTAGTTCCATTTTGAAGTAATTCTAATGCTAGTTCACGCATTTTATTTAAAGCCTGATTATCTGTTTCATTATCTGTAATAAATATACCTAAATCTTTTCCTATAAACTGGTCACCATTAAATTCAATTACTTTCCTACTCATATCACTTAATACAATAGGAATGTGTTTAACTTCATCTTTCCAACAAAGTATTGTAGTTTCAAGTAAACTAGTAAGAATTTCTCCCCAAAGTAAATTGTGTGCTGTAAATACAGGTTCTGTAATATGACTTGATTGTACAATAGCTGATTGATTACCTGTTACTGATTCATATTGAGAGGTTTGTCCTTCTCTTTGTCTTGTAACACCAGCAACTTCTCCAATTTGCTCATCTAGTGCATTTAAGATATTAATGTATTGTGCAACGTGTTGCATAGTACTTCTTTCTACTTCATATACACCTTTTTGTCCACTAATACCTACTGGATTACCTTCATTATTCTGATTAGGGTCATAGAAGTTAATCCCTAATTTATTATAATACATATACTGCTCATTAGTAAGTTTCTTAGGAATCATACTCATGTCAATATTTATCAATGGAGGAGCATCAGCAGCAAGAATTTGTTTCATCTTGTGCATTACAATGAAATATAAGTATTGGAAAGGTTTCATTCTATCCATAGTACTAATATTAGCAGAATTGGTTGCATTGTAAACTAAACCGTGATAACCCAATTTAACTTTAAAAGGATTTTCCAAACTTCTATATTGGAAAGGTTTAGGTCTTACATTTACATAAATATCATTAGCTATTCTAGTAGCTTCCCATACTTCAGGTATCCAATTCCATTCTAGTTCTATAAATTGTTCTGTTACTTCATCTTGAAATACATACTTAACTTTATCTTCACCATTTTTATCTGTATATTTTACTTTCTTTGCAGAACTAGGTAATTTATATTTTTCATCTACTAGTTTTAGATTCTTATCACCTTCTTCATTTATAATGTATTTAAAGCCTACTTTACGCTGACTTCTCCATTCAACATGAACTACATCCACATCTGTAGATAATGAGCTTCCATACTGTCCTAAATAGCTTGTAGCACTACTAGTACCACCCTTAGTCAATCTCCAATCTAAACTAAGATTTAAATCTTGATAATCTAATTCTTTACGCAAGAAACTATCTGTAATACCATAGAGGTTAGTTGTAGTGTAAAGAGATTCTAATTTGTCTTTTTGCTTATCTGAAAGTGAATCTTGATATTCATCAAGTACGTCTGCAAGTGTCATTCTAGTTCTATAACCTGCATAGAATCCATCTTGAACATATTCTGTTTCAGCACTCTTTTGAAAGAAGAATTTAACAGGGTTAAGTAATTTAACTACAGGTTCACCATTTATTACACCTATCCATGCAAATTCTTCACCTGCAATATGTGTATGTTTAAATCCAAAATTCTTTAGTTTTTTAATGTCTAGTTTATGAAATAAGTACTGGAGTATTTCATCACTCATTATTTCTGATGCAGCTCTCCAATCAGTTTGCATATACTTTTTAATCTGTTCAGGATTAAGTAATGCGTTAATTTTCTCTTGTAATTCTTGAGCTTGTGCTTGTTTCTCTTGAGCTTCTTCTTCAGGATTTTGTTGCCCACCTTGTTCTTGTCCTTCATCTTTAGCTTGTTGCTGTTGTGAATATTCTGCTTGTAATTTAGAGATTTCTAAATCTAAACTTGTTTGTAAATATTCACGTAATAGTTTAGTTTGATGTCTATTGAATTCAATAGAAGCATCACCATTAACTAAAAATGATTTATAGTTAAAAGGTCTTTTCCATTCTTCACCTATAAGAACATTGATTTTATTGTATGTCTTATTGTAAGGTTGAATAATATCTTTAAATTCTTCACTAGTAATTCCAAATGGATTACAGTCCTTTTCAAAATCTTCTTGTTCTATTTGGTTATTATACAACTTATAGTTTACAAGTTTACGCTTTATATCCGTATGATATGTACCTTCACCTGAAGCTTGAGTACTGTATATACCTAAAGTAATAGCATCTATACAGTCTTTACCCCATTTAAAATCATCCTTTTTCTTTTCATCATAGGATAACCTTTGTCTAGGTAGTTTAATTGAACTTTGCATGTTTTCTTTGTATTGATTTGTTTAAGAAATCCAAGATATTTTCCTCTTGTATTTTTGTTTCTTCTTTATATTTATTAAATGTTTCCTCTAACCCTACTATACAGCCTGTAAAACCCATTACAGAGTCAAAGTTTCCTTCAAAGTCAAAAGCAATCATTTCTTCTAAAAGTCTGGTATCACGTATCATGTGTAAATTAAGTACTTGTCTACCCTCAACTTCACCTCTTACTTCTAATAACCAATCTCTTAAATATTTAATTGCTTCTTCTTTAATAATTTTATTTCCCATAGGATAACCATATACTAAATTAGTTATGATTTGTCCTTGTTTTTTAGATAGAATCGTTTGTGGCTGAGTAGCTAAAAGGTTAAGTTTCTTTCTTTTTTCAAAGTATTCTTTAACGTTACCTACAGCATTTTCAAAATAAATCATTCTGTTATGATTACCATACCACATTGCTAGTTTCTCTAATAACTCATTGGTTTCTCTTCTACCTAAAGAAGGTCTACCTATATAGGTTGCAACTAGTTGATTACCTCCATACTGTTTAAAGTATTTAGGTGTTTTTAATACATGTATTGATGCAAATGACAAACCATCTTCATCTGTTTTAACAGGGTCATGCCCTATTATATACAAACCTTCAGGAACATTACCATTTATATCAGTAATAGGTTCCTCGTATACTATAAGTGCACCTTCAGTGTCTTGATTCTTAGGTGTTGGATATACTGTAATAGGGTTTAATCTCATAGACAAGTCAGGTGTAAACTTAACACCTCTAGGACTATTAGCACTAAAAGTTAAGTCACCTATAATTTCACCTACCTTTTTATTTCTATCATTAAGTAAATCTCTTCTCCATTCAGATAACTCACCAATAGGTAAAATGTTACCTTTTCTAGTCAAGAACATTTCACTTGGTTTAAGTGGGTAGTTCATTAACTCTGCTTCATACTGGGTCGAATCTTTACTTTTTCTTTTACTTTCACGTCTTTCTTGATAAGCTGCTATAGCCTCATCAAGTTTTGTATTACCATTCTCATCTTTAAATTCAAAAGATGTATAGTATGCAGGAATAAAGAATCCAATTTGTCCACTATTTTCCCATACATCATCATACGATACAATATCATAAACATCAGGATGTGTAAACATTTCTCTAGATTCTTTTACTTTTTCCATATCACCTGATGTACCAATATAATGCATACAACCAACTTTAATAGTTTCCTTTTGTGTTGTTGCAATATTTGAACCATGTGTATCTCTTAACATTGGATGTAAACCTGCTTCTTCTACTAATACATGTGAATATCTACCCCCTGCCGCAGCAGTAGGATTATCTTTATATACACTATGTACTATCTTACTTTTACTTCCATATTTTAACCATCTACCATTTACTTTCTTTTGATACTCATGTGTCCATGGTGTACCTGCATTATTAGGTTTTAAAGAACCTGACATACTTTTAAAGAAAGGATTTGGTTCATAGTCATCTGAATATTCATTACCCCAAACACCTAATTCTTGGTCTGTTGCAAATGCATTCATACAAGATTCTATTTTTTCACAAAGCTCTGCACTTTTATTTGATTCCCAAGAACCAATATTTAAGTGAATTTCATCAGGACTAGTTCTACTTTTATCAGTATATTCTTTAGCACCATCAAAAACTAACTCATGTAAAAATACACCTAGTCCATAAAAGTAACTTTTACCACCACCCCTTGAACCTAATGTAAATGTATTCTTAGCTTCATTTCGATACAAAGGTAAACCTAAAGGAGTATCATGAAGGTTTCTTAATAGATCACGCGCTTCTTTGTACTGCTTTAGATTACCATCTGTATCATAACATGTTATATCTTTAGGTTTAACTTTAGTCTTACCATCAAGATACTTTTTTAATGATTTACTTGCTGAATATATATTGTCATCTTTGAATCCACTGAAACCTTTAGCTTCCATAACCATATAAGCTAATTCCCACATTAAGTCTGTAAGAATAGGTCTAATGTTTCTTCTAGATTTATTATCAAAATCAAAGTCTAGAATTCTAGTAAAGTTTACATAGAAATAAAGATAAGGTGGCATATATCTATATTTACCAAAATCACTCCCCCATTTACCTTCAATACATAACTTCTTTTGTGTTCTCCAAAAAGTAGTATATTGTGTAGTATCAGGATGTAACTTAGGTATATCTATAAGCCATTCTTGTCTATTACTTATTCTAATGTACTCCATTAAATTTCACCTTTTTCTGATTTAGATTCTTTTCTTCCACCTTTAATTTGAGTTTTTGTTTCTTCTTCCATCATAGTCTCCTTAACTAAATTATACTGTTTCCATATTGCAGGTGTATCTGCCATCATAGCATCCAACATTTTCCAACTCTCATCTGTATACTTAGTTTTACTTATGAATTTTTCTCTTTCTTCAAGTTTAGTTTCCCAATCTCTAAAAAGCTTCTTTGCTTTAGATAGAATTAAAGATTCATATTTCTCAATTAAAGTTACTTGACTTTTAAGTTTAGGATTGAAATCTGAATTATATATCTTAATTTCAATAAGTTTTTCTTCTTCTAAAAGTCTATTAAACTTAGATTTAATAGGGTCTACATATAGAAATATAGACCACATTAATCTAGAACTTTCTGATTTACCTTTTGACTTATCATTGTTAAACAAATCAGCAAATACATTAAAGTACTTTAGTTGAGGATTCTGTTCCCAGAAATTAGAATCAATATCATAATTTTCTAACAAATCCATTATTTAATAGTTAATATCTGTTTTCTATTTCTAGGACCAAAGCTTACATGTACCCAATCAGGTTCTTTATCTGTACCAAATTCCCAAATAAGTTGGTCAAATGGAAGTTTGAGTTCAATTATTTTATTGAATAGATATGCATTTCCTTTTCCTGGACAGATTAAATCTACTGCCTGACCTGTTAAATGTTGTGATTTAGCTTGACCACCAACTAATCCATTTACTTTAGGACATCTATACCCTGAAGATACTGTAAGGGGTGTATCTACAGCATTTCTTAAAGGTTGAATTACTTCTCTACAAAGATTAGTTAAATTATTAACTACTTCTTGAGGTGGTTCAAACTGTTCTGTAACTTTAAATCTACTTGCTGCTTGGCTGTGTAAGAATTCATATAGACTAAAGTTTTTACTTAATTGTTTATCTTCTATCATTTGTGTTTTATATTTACCATTTTCCTAGTGGGCATTTTTTTGTTGGTGAAAGTACAGCAGCATTTAAGTGACAACCACAGCCAAATGTAACTTCACCTGTTTCAATGTGTTCATTACTTCTATTTGTAGAACAAGAGTTATTATCTCGCATTGTACAACTCAAGCAATGTCTGTATCTAGTTTCAGCAATAGCTTTGATTTCTCCATCTAACAAACCTATTTGGTCTTTAGCTAAATTTACAAAACCATCTTTTATCTGACCTAGTTGATTAAAATTCATAGTTAATAGCTTTCTTTTCAATCATATTTTCATTAATGTTAAAGTAGTTATCAAAGGCATATAAACCTTTATGATAGAACTCCTGTGTGTTTAAGAAGCATATTTGTTGGTCTAATGCTACACCGAATTTTAAATCTACTACATCTCCTACTTGAAACTTATCTTTAAATGCATCTGAGTATTTACCTGTCATATTAACAATTACCCCTCTACTGATGAATTGTAAGAAAGCTTCATCTTCTTTCATACGACCTGATTCTTTATCTGTATATCTTGTCATAATAGGTTTCTTAGTTGTAAGAATTCCTGTTTCTACATATGGATTGTGTTTGAACAATCTAATTAAGAGGTTATTACCATTTAATACTACATTTTTACATTCATCTGTAATTTCTTTTAAAGACTGATTATACTCTTTAATTTCTCTTTTATTACGTGTAATTGTAATATCATTCTCAACATTCATCTCAGCTTTCATTAATTCTTCTTGCATTTTATTATTGATTGCTGTATCTAAGATTATATTTGATGCTTTAATGTCTTTAGCATCTGTCATAAATATATTTTTTCCTTTTGGTTTACCAGACATTTGTCCAGTTTCATGATTGAATTCCATATCCTTTTATTATTGTTTTTTTGTTTATTAGGCTTACTACATCTTTGTAGTTCCCTTCAATTGTTACCCATTTATTTTCATATCTGGAGTAAACTTCACATTTGTTTTTAATTATTCTACCATTATCATTTATTACTTCTTTCACTTCTGAAATTTCATAAACATTACGACAGAACCATTTCTTTTTTAAGTTCTTTCTTATCAGAACTAAATCAGCTTCTCCTTTGTCATTAATAACTTCTTTGTATATATAACATACAATATTAAACTTTTGTTGCATTATAATTATGTTTTCTCATAAGAGGTTTAAACTTTTTATCTGTTATTAACCAACCATTTGATTTTGTTGTACGAAGACTT